CTTTGTATATCATCCAAATTATTAAAATTAACTAATGGATCCTCTAGCTCGATTATATCTTCTCTTTCTAAAGACGCATTAGAACTAAATATTTCATTGTAAATATCAAAAATGAACGGAGAATTATTTATTGGCTCTACTAAAACATCTCCGAGATTGTTAACGTTTATTTGGTTTTTATTCCTATCACCTACTCCATAGACGCCAGAATTTATAGATGGCGAAAATACCTCGACATAACAGTCTTCTCCCACAGATAGTGAGCCAAAATTAACATCTGGACAGAACAGAACTTTGTCTTTGTTGTAGAAATTAACTATATCTGTTCTGACATAACTTCTAGTGGCCAATTCGTTCCTGCTCACTATGTTTTCTACAAATTTATTTCTATTAAAAACGTTTTCTCCGCCTGCTATACTCGATTCTAAATAATTATGTGTTATTAATATCTCATATTCTTCTATAGGAGGCGTAACAAATTCGCTATTATTTCCGAATATATTTACAGTCTTTAAAACAGAGTGAAATGGAGCATTTTCTGTGATTATATCTTTTACTTCAGATAATCTGTCTGAAGATAGATTATCTATTTCCAAATCCACGTCAAATTTTCCTGATCTGCAATAAGAACATGGGTCTATGAAATCTTTATCTATGTCACATGGATTAGTTGAGTCTCTATTAGAGCCGTTATATTGTTCCATGTTATAAACATTCTCGGAATATGGAAACTCTGTTCTTACTTTTCCAAAAACTAAATCTTCATGAAATGGATGATGCTCAACAAGTATAGAGTTTATCAATGGATCGTCTTCTCTTATTAAACGAACATTCCAATTTTTTAGTGGATATTGTCTAAACACTTGGGCGTCTTTTAATATATTATATTCGTCCCTATCGTCGCCTAACGGGAGGGATCTTATATACTTTTCTAAATTTCTCTCTTTTTCATTTGCTGGTTCTTTATAGTAATATTCGAATCTAATAATATCGTCTGGCTCAAGTATGTGTTGAGTAGAAATCCAATTCAACACCAAAGGGTTATCTGAAGATACCTCTACGCTTTCTTCGAAGTTCAGAGATATCTCACTTTTAGATGTCGACTTAATCAAAAATAATTTTGGGAGATAATCGTCACCTGTTGGATTTAATAAAATGTTTTTTGAAATCACGAATGATTTCTTCATTTCAGTTGTATAGAAAAAAGAGTCAATGTTAAAATACGTAGATCTTATTTGCCAATAGTTGACCAGTCTTAGTAATTTCATTCCTGCTTGAGAGAAAGACTCTCTCATAGCTTGTATGGATCCTTTTTTCTTGAAAAGAGGAACTGCTTCTTTTATTTGCCTTCTCCATAAGGTGGGATCTGAGCTTTTTAGTTTTAAATCTAAAGTATTTCCAAGATAACTCAAAAGCGATTGATTTATAACATTGGCGTCAAACAAATCTACTAATTGATTCGCTAAATCTTCTAAGAATGTGAAGCTTTGAGCCAACGCCTTATTGAATTTATCCAAAACATCCGGAGTTCTATCGCCATCTGATATTGATATTTTAAACATTTCCGGCAAGTATCTTTCCAATAGGTCCTCATACTTACCTGGGACGGTTTGGTGGCCTGGGATACTCGTGTTCAGAATTGTAGATCCATTTAAATAAAACTTATCATGGCTTGACAGGGACGCTGCTCCTAAATAAGGGGTCCAGGTATAACATATGAAATAATCTCCCTCTCTTCTTCCTGATGGGTCCCATGTGTAATTAAAAAGACCTTCTGAGCAATCATCTTTTACTATTAATGTTTTTTCTGGTTCAGTTGAAAACCAAGCAGGTGAGTTTTCACTTCCTATTATTTCTACCGGAGTTGCTTCTTTATAATAAAAGAAGTCATTTCCATTTGGTATCTTGTATTCATAATTTATTATTATTTTATAGTTAATCGGATCTTCGTTCCAAGTCAAACTAATTTCGCCAGTGTCTAAATTTAAGCTTCCACAACTAACTTTGTATGCAGGAGAAATGCCGCCTGTATTTACATCTGTTAATATGAATCTATTTTTTTTGTCTACTGTGAACGTATTGACTATATTTAAATCTTTAAATATAGTCCCGTTTAAAGTTCCACTTACTATTGGAGAGTGATCTGTTGTGAACTTTATGACTTTTTCACCCGAAACACCACCGGGAGTCACTCCTTTGTGAATCTCTCCTTTAATGTAATCGTGGTTATAATAAGACTCGGCTGAGTATTCTTTGTTATTTGTGCTTGCAAAATCTCTTTCAATAAAATATATTTTTAACGAATCTACTTTATATGGATCTATTGTTTTATTATTAACATCTTTTGTGCTAAATGTAAATAATACTTGATCTGTTATAGATGGATTTTGATCTATCGTTAGTATCATGACTAGTTATTCTCGTAGGTAAAATTGATTTGCATTGATTCTGGTCGTATTATCTGGTTGAATTTTGGGGATATTATATTAGTGTTTCCATCATCTGTTGTGAAAGAAATTTCATATCTATTTGGATCCTTGATGTCTGATAGTTGCTTTATTATGTCTATGTCTCTTAATATTTTACCGTAGTCCCAATTTGATATAAGGAAAAAACTATTCATCCTTCTGTTTATTTTTTCTTTTATTTCATCTTCAAACTTTCTATACAACCTATCTACAAAAATATCTATATGGACAGCAACCATCAATACATCGCCATCTCTTATGCAAACAAAATCTGTTATCATCTTTATTTGGTCTATGTGATTTTTAAGTTCTGACTTTAACTGTTCGCTTGCTAATTCAAGATTACTTTCATCTTGTTTGGCAAGTACATATAGGTCTATTATATTTGCAGAACATCCGTAATTCCTTAAAACTGCTGTTGATTTTCCGATTTGGCCTTGATATGGGCTGACAAATTGTTCTGAAACTGTTTTATAGTCAGTCCCTGTAACAGCCCTGTTTTGAGTTCTTAAATATTGAGGAAGTTTTCTTCTTATATCATCTATTGTGTCTCCGTTATATCCGTATTCTCCTTTTGTGTAATTGTTAAACGTAACCGGTACGCTTAATTCATAGTTAGTTGGATTTATAATTGTTTGAGTTTCTACTGATCCTGCGACTATGTTGCCGATTGTCCCGCCGCCTGTTCTATATACTATAGAAATTACTGACCCACCAGACGGAACTAAACCTGCCTTGTTGTTTCCAAATATTACATACCCATTGTATGTTGAATCAAATTCAACTCTATATTCTCTTCTTGGTTGGCTATCGGTGAAATAGTCCACCTGATTCCAAGTCACTCCGTCAACATAAACTCTAATACTGTCGTAGATTACGGGGAAATAATTCAGCTTAAATGTTTGGCTTATCCCTCCGGTTCCATCAACAGAGTCCTGTCTCGTTATTCCCTCTAGACCTACTATGCTTGCATTAACAAATCCTCCTGCTGGAATAATTATATCTTGGTTAAATATTGGATTGTTGTTTGCGTCTGCTGGGAATAGTTCTACTCTTATCAAAGAGTTATTAGAAGTCGTGCTTATATCAAACGGAGATGGTATAATTAAATCAAAGTTTAAAACATTGTTTATTTTGGCGGTCCACAAAGATCTTGAACAAATGGGGGGCTGAGGATTAAATCCAATCAACTTGCAAAGTCTAAATGCATTTTCTATCTCGGTAACTGTGTCTATAAATATTTCATTTGCTATCTGATCCATCTTAAAACTAAGAGTGTCACCAATAAAAGCCATATTTTCTATGAGCATAATTGAAATCGATGACTCCACGAAATCATTGAACTCTGTTGGGAATTTTTGACGTATATACTCGACAAGCCTGGTCTTAATGGACCAAAAATCTTGATTTGTATAATTTAAGTTAAATATATTTGGTTTGCTTATGTTCTGTGATTGAGCATATGGCGTTATATCAAAAGGACAATTGTTCATAATATTATAATAGTCTTAAGTTAAAGGAATTTGCAGCCTTAATTCTTGAACTTCTGATATTTGATCTGGGTCAACAAATATAATTTTTATACTTAACACATTATCTATGTTTTCGTATGTGTCATAAGGATTAAGATCTTCTCTGGAAGCTTTGCTGGAGACTTCTATCTGATTTACCACGATTCTAGGCTCCCACATATTTATAGAATCTATTATCATGTTTCTTGCAAACGCCTCAAGAGCCTCATCATTTTGCTCAAATATTAGTCTTTTAAGAGGAGTGCCAAAATCAGGCAGAAATACACGTTCACCGGGATTTGTTAATAACAAAACTAATAAATCTGACTTTATTTGTGAGACTCCACTTTGAGTTCTAAAGAATCCATGCGGATTTTTAGTAATCGGATATGGTGAACCTAAAAATTTATTCATAGTTTTTTATTTCTTTTTTTATGCAATTGCCCCAGCGTTATTGTTGTTGATAGGTTCCCCAGCAAGACTATTGGTTGGTGGATCAATTGGACAATTAGCTAAAGGCTCAAGCATAAATATGCTTGCTGCAGGAGCCGATTTACTGGCACTTGCATAAACTCTGTCGCTAAGTCTTATGCATCCATTCTCGTAAACTAATACTGGGCCAACACATGGTGTTGGAGTTCCATCTTCTGCAACACAATCCTTGCCAGCTAATAAGTATATATTTTCATTGGCCAAGAATATATGAGATTTTTTTGTAACATTTACATAATAATCTCCAGTGGATACTAATTTCAATCTACTTATCTGTTCTATAGAATCAGAGGGATTCTTTTCTTTGTCGCCTATTAACTCTATTTTTGTTTTTGCAGTGGATATCACATAGCGTCCACCAGACCTCAAGAATATTAAGGATCTTTCTGTTGATTTACTTTCTTGCATTCTTAATAAATGTGGCCCATTTTCGTTTGTGTATTGGGGAGATTTTATTTGTATAAATTGTTGTTGTGTCTCTGGTTCTTGTATATTTGAATCACTCATCACTATCTCTAATCCATAACCACTTCTTATCTTAATATATGCTTTTTTAGCTTTGGCTGCTGGTATTCCTCCTTCTTTTCTACAAGGAGAACACTGTTCATTCGTGTCATCACACATGTCTATAGTGTGATTTGACGTGCTTTTAAGGTGAATACCTCTCTTTTTGCCTGCAATGTTTGGAGGGCATCCTGGACAATTAGCATTGCCTACAGTGTGATCATTTAGCTCTATTTCATTTCCTGCGGCACTCTTTAGTTTTATATAATTATTTTCAGATCTTAGTTTGGAGTTTTTTAAATCTGTTTTTTCAACATCACTCATCTCTATGACGTGACCGGTAGCTGATTTCCAATATGTTCTTCCTGCAAAATTATCATTACAACCAAAGTCAAACGGCTTTAATGAGCGCTCCCACCCTAGAGTCCCACCGGGCTCTTCCACGCTATCATCCATTACAAAGGTGTGTCCACCTATGCTCATTAATTGTATTCCTGTTTGAGGTAAATCGCACTTATTATTTTGCGGAGTTCCTGGGCCCTTATATGGCCTGCCTTCATTTTCGTGTTTGAAATATGGATTGTCACCCACTTGACTATTTGGATATTTAGAAGAAGGATGCCCAGTGCTTGGATGCCCGCCAATTATTTTGCTGTTACTTTGATTTCCAGAACAGCTTGTCTTCTCTTTTGGATTATAAGATTGAGCCTCTGCAGATACTGTTGTTGCCTCTTTATTTTGATTTCTTGATATTAGACCAAGAATCTTTCCCGTATCTTCTGAGGGACTTCCTTCTCCTTGGCCCTCTACACAACTAACATCTCCTGGTTTTGCCCCACAACTAGGGTGCGCCCATTGTCCTGAATAATGAATGTGATCATCCTTAAACATCATCCAGTTACCACAGCTACTCATTATCTCAAGTCTTTTCCACCTTCGATTACATTTTGGATCTCCATCCACCATTTTAACCATGTGTTTTTCTGGTGTTTTGAATCCATAAATATTAGGATAGGTAATTCTTTTTTGTGCCGCTGGGTCGCTTGAGAAATCTACTATTGAGTTTAAATCAAATCCGTTGTAACTCTCTGTGTTCCATGGAGGCAAAACCTGAGACTCATCATTCGGACCCACCAGATAACCTTTTCTGTGACCTTCGTAAACGTCTTTATATTCTTGGGTATTATTTGACCAAAAATTAGCCCCTTGCTTTCCTCTGTTTCTATTCCACACAGTTCCATGGTAATAAGGAGAGCCTCTATTGCCTCCCTCAAAGCTTATAACTACTGTACTACCAGCCGGCGGCACCCAATTTAGTCCGCTGTCATCAAATCCTCCCATGCTTGATATTGGCATTGCCCAAGGAAATTCATCGAGTGGATTGTCGGGATTATGTAATAATGGACAAAAGATTCTAATTCTATTCATTTTCCAAATATCTATTGTGTCAATACACAAGGCGATATAAATTCCATGCAATGCTTGTTGTTGCATGTGTATCTTAATTCCGCCGCTAAGCTCGCTTTGAACAACCGCTCTGGTATCATATCTAGTTTGACCAATTTTTTGTTCAAGTGTTTTTAATCTAAGCTCTACTTCTTTGAATTGTCTATCTGGTATCATTTTCCGCCCTTATTGTTTTTCATTACAACTATCATCATTCTTAACATCACCTGTTCTGGTAGTATTAATTGAAAATGCTTGTCCGCCACTTCCTTCGCCTCCAATTGGAACATCTGGATTTATACTTATTCCTGGAGCGTTTAGGTTTATCTTTAATGTAGTAACAAAGGATCCTTCTTGAATTTGATGATCTATTCCTGTAATCATCCAATATTTATTGCTGAATACTGGATTTGCTAAAGGCTTTGCCAGCCAATCTGCACAATCACTAGATCTAGAGCTTGTGTCTAGGTGATAAGGATTGATAACTATCAAAGAAATCACTGATCCCGTCATTTGTTTTGGGAAACAAAATCTTGGATCTCCAATTATTCTCAATTCGGCTTCTATTGCTTGAAGACCTTCCATTCTTGCATTCGCAGCTTGGTGAGCGGCCTCAGCCTTAACAGCCTCTTCCGATTGATTTTCTGGGGCTCTCCAAAACATCCAAGAGCCCTGCGTAGCGGGATATGTGGCTCTTCCTCCCTTATCTCTTGTGTCTTTACATCCTGGCTTTTGCTCGCCTTCCATTTTTGCTTGTTTTCCACTCACCGAAGATTGAACACCACCGTCTTTGGCAATTCCTGCAAAATTCCAATTTACACTTGGGCTAAAACTTAATACTGGGCTTTTTTCACCGCCATTAACGATATAAGTTCCAAAAGAAGTTAGATTGTCCATCCCATTGCCGCACAAATCAGGGCCGGGGTCCTCTTGAAGTATAATTGTTCCAGCTGAGTTTCTAGACTCTTTCGTTCCATCCCAATACATTATTATCCCTTTATCATTCGATGTTCTTAATGGAGATATCCATTTTCTTATTGTGGATAATTTATCTTGTTGCCCAGACTCCCAGACTCCTTTTGGTCCGTTTTCTCCCCCGTCTGATTCTTTAAAAACTAGTCCAGGTTTTTCTTTTCCTTTAGAATCTAAAAACTTTACATCCAATAGTGGCCCTGGAGCTTTTTCTTTTAATAATTTTCTTATAGCTTGTTTTAAATCTACTTTATTTTTGTCAGTTCCTAAATTGCACTCTACCCTGGCTTGTGCCAGTAAAGGTGCTGCATCTGTGCAAGTAAGTGTATATTTTATTTTACCTTGTTCATATGCAACTTTAACTGCTTGTGGTATTAAACAAATTTCGCCTCCGCCCATTTTGCCATCAATTGCTGCGAAGTTTTTGATAGAGATTACTTCAAAACTTTTTGATTCATCTACCACCGTTTCAGAGTTCTTTGATGCATCTTTTGTTTCGCTTTTTATTTCATCCATCATTCTCCCACAAATAGTTCCTTCTTTTTCTATGATCCATCCAAAATCTAGTGTTAATCTTTGGGAGTCTTTGGTTGATTCGTGAAGAGATTTGTTTAAGGCCATAAAGGCTTTTTCAAAATTTCCTCCTTTTTCATCGAATATCTCTATAGTGCAGCCCATGCCTTCGCTAGTTCCGAATTGCATTCTTTTTATTATGGCGGTATTATCGGGGGACCTGGATCTATTTCCAACCGTTAAGATTTCTTCACCATCTTTTGTGTTGAGTGTTAATTTAACAAATGGTGCAAAAGAATGCCCCGCCGGAGGAAGATTTATCGTATTTGAATCGTAGAGCAAGTTGCCAGCAGAAGAAAGTCGCCGTGAGTCTCTCCATCCACTTGTCTGTATCCCTTGGGACACACGAGTGCTATATCTTTCTTTGGCATCAATTAAATTTGACATATTTATTCCTAGAATAACACATTATCTGGTATCACAATATTCAATCCGCTTTTAAAATCATATATATCTTTAATTCCATTTGCTTCCATTATTTTCCACCAAAAATCTGGGGTGCCGTAGGCTTTATATGACATTAAGTCTGGCCTATATTCGAATCCTTTTGTAACTACTGCGAACTTATCGTTAGAACTGGGGGAATATGTATTTTTTTTGTAGGTTCCAAAAGTTAATAATTTATTTTCTGTATAATAAATCACGTTACTTTCAAAATATCTACTTGAAAATATAGTAAATTTAGAGGGACTTATATTAGTTTTTTCATAATAATTAGGCATTAATATCCTCTCATAATTCTTTCCTGACCAGGCAGGCTGCTACTTTCATAAACTATATCAAACTGCATATCTACGCTAAATTTATAGGGTAAATTTGTAGCTTCATCCCAAGCAACATCGGTGGGGAATTTAACACTGTAAGATTTCATGATAGCACACATATCCCTTGCGGTCGATACCGTCCGGCCGTCTTTCATTTTTTTGGGGGGGGAGCGTGGATCTAGAAGATTTCCACATTTTAAAGCACAAACTGGCGGTGGTGCATAGGGTTGGAACGCCTCATCTCTAGGATAAACTGCACTCTCTATTGTTCTAAGATACTCTAAGTTGTTTTGTATATCAGATTCATTAGTGGATATGAAATACGCAGTCCAGTTTATAGATCTATTATCTGAGTGGCTATACGTTTTCACTGGGAAGCTTCTTCCGATTACAGCCTCATCATTATACACCGCAGATTTACCATCAGATATATCGGGAAGTATATTCATTGGTATTAGTTTTCCCTGAATCTTTATGTAACAATTGGGTATAAGTGCTAGTTCTCCCTTTTCAGTTGTTGCTTTCATATATTAAACCATTCCTATGTTGGTTACTCCGATTGATGGGCCTTGGCTATGTTTACCTGTTTTCCAGTTATGATAATTTGGGGGGCTACCGGCCACACTATTTCCTAAAGTATCAGCTGCGGCTTGACCCCCATTGCCAGAACTTTGGGACGGCTTCATATATTCTGCCATCTGCTCTAGTAGAGTTATCATATTTTGTAATTTCTCTACTTGTGTGTGCCCAGATTCTGCGATTGTACTTAATTCTGTAGTATCCGCAATTGCAGATTCTGCTGTTACTGTTTCTCTTTGGATGGAAGCCCCAATATCGGTAGTTCTTGCAGTAGATGCAGTAGCGGCACCTATAACATTGTTTAACGGATATACTGGACTGGGCATACTCATTTTATTTGCAGCGGCAGCTCCTGTTTCTGCAGCATTATTAGCACCGCCAAAGAAGCCTGCAATCTTACCGCCAGCCCAGCTAGCAGCCGACGCAAGTGTTCTTGCAGGCAATGTCGCCAAATCCAAGGCGAACTTACCTGCTGATAACGCACCCTCTCCCACAGTTTTTGCACCTTCCCACAATGTTGATCCTAAATTCTTTGTGCCTTCCCACAAAGTTGATCCTAAGTTCTTTGCCCCTTCCCATGCACTGCTGGCTATTGATTTGGCTCCTTCCCATGCACTGCTGGCTAATTGTCCCGCTCCACTTATTAATCCGTCTCCAAAAAAATCAATTCCTGCTGATAAAACAGGCCCAATAAAAGGAATGGCGCCAGCCAAACCACTGGCAAGCTCTTTGATCGCCCCGCCTACGTTACCTTGAACCAGTGCAGATAATGCAAATCCCGCACCGGCCAGAGCGCCTATTCCTGGTAGTTTTTTCAACAAACTTTTACCGACTCCACCCAATCCTGCTTTTGCTATAAAACCACCAGCTTTTCCAAACATGCTTCCCATTAAGCCGCCACCTTTGCTGAATAATGAGCCAGCTTTGGTGGCTACCCCGCTTGCCTTTCCGAATAATCCGCTCATCAAGCCTGTGCCTTTGCTTAGCATTCCACCAACTTTGCTTGTGGCTCCTCCTGCCTTTCCGAATATACTTCCCATCAAACCCTTGCCAGATTTAATACCAGAATCAACTTTGCTCTTTAACCCTCCCAAAAATCCTTTACTTGATTTTCCTGCCAAATTTTCTGCAGCATCACCTAGGCCTTTTGATAGAGGAATTTCGAGAGACTGTGCTGCCTCTGCGCTACATGCACACGCATTGTCTTCACCTCCGCCCAACACAGATCCTATCCCGCCTAACATAGATCCTGCCCCACCAAGTAGCTTGCCGGCCTTTCCTTTAAGACCACCGAGTAAACTACCAGCTGTACTTAATACTGAGTTTTTTCCATTGTTTGCAACACTTAATGCTCCTCTACCGGCGGATGTTGATTTTACCTGACTTGTTAATCCCCTACCCAGAGAAGATAGTATTCCTCCTCCTTGTTCTCTTGACTTTGAATATCCTTTTGCCAAAGGACTAAATGTTTCTTTTATTTTCGAGCCTATTCCCTTGAAGAAATCTCCTATCTTAGCTGCGCCACTTGTTCCCATCATGCTTGAAAATCCTTTTGAAATTGATGAGAAAAATCCTTCTTGGGCCCCACTTGCTGTTGAAAATCCTTTGACAAAACCAGAGAATAGATTAGATGATAGACTAAGTGCATCCCCCACTAATCCTTTAACTTTCCCTACAGCACTTACTGCCAAACCTGGCAAATTTGTTAGCCCGCTTATAACGCTGCCAGCCATACTTGCCATACCTCCTATAACTCCGAAGGCCATTTTCCCGAATATTGACACTATTGAAGTTGCTAAATCAGGTATTATTGAGTGACCCACCAAAATATCATACAGCCATTTAAACGGACTTAATATGGCGTCTACCAAACCTTTTGCCCAAGATACCAATCCATTTATTGCTGATGTTATTTGATTGATGACCCACACTACAGCATTTATAGGAGCCACCAGTGCCTGAATTATTATTTGTAAAGGGAAAAGTGCAACTCTTATAAGAGATCCGATCACAGTTGATAATCCGTACACAACTCCCTTTAACAAATTCATGGCACTAAACCCTGATTCTCCCGCTTCACTTACTCCGAAAATAGATTCAAATAAATGAAATATGGGATCTAACAAGGTTCCTATTGCATCAAATAATGATCCAAATGCATTGTATAGTTCTCCCATTGCATCACTTATTGGACTCAGTATTTCTAGGAAAGGCTGGAATATTGGACCCACCCAATCGCTAGCAGCCAGAGAAGTTAAACTATCATATAGCATTCCTGGGATGCCCATGAACAGATTAAGAATCATTCTTGGTATTTCTATAAACAATGCTTTAAATGCAAAAGCAAATATGCTTAAAAGTATCCTTGGTATTTCTATGAATAATATTTTAAACGCAAAAATAAATACGTTTAAAAGCAATCTTGGTATTTCTATGAATAATATTCTAAGTGAAAATACAAGTGATTCTCCGATAAGCCTTCCCATGCCCTCAAAAATTTTACCTAAATTTAAAGTAAAGACTCCTTCAAAAAATTGAAGTATACCCATCGCTCTGTTGTATAGAGAATTTAATATCATTCCTATTACGGAGGTTACAACTCCTATAACGGCACCTATAACTCTGATCACAGGTGCAAGTACATTTGTAAATAAACTGACTATTCCGCCAATTAACATTCCAACAACTCTTAAAACAGTCCTTATAGCTTTGCCTACTCCTCCCAAAATATTTGCAAAAATACTGAAGAAGCTGCCAGTCTCTTCCATCTTAGAATTAAAATTAAATAATGGTCCAAGTATACTTCCAACTGCATCGCCTATGGCAACAAAGACGCTGCCTATGGGAGCAACTGCAAAATAAACCATCTCCCCTATTCCTATGAAAATATCTACTATGCTTGTTGCTATTCCCCAAATAATACCCAATACAGAGTCTATGAGTGCCATTATTACGCTTAATATTGGTATCATTTTATTAAACTTTGCCAATCCTACTGTCAATGTTCCTGTCGAACCTAGAAGACTATCAAAAACTCCAAATGTTAAATAGTTCAATGCCCCAGTAACGGCACCGGCACCTTTGGCAGCATAATATTCAGCAGTAGTTAATTTTTCTTGGGATGTTCCAAATATCTCTGAGGCATGTTCTGCTGCTGAAAGAGCACCTGTTATTGCTCCTGCCAAGGCAATTGCGACTCCTGCTATTGCAGCCACAGGACCGATAACAGCAGCGATCGATTGACCAAATTGACCGACTGCTGGTGCTAGGGCCTGCATACCTTTCCATTTCTCTTTGGCTACTTCAGACACCGAATCGATGAATTCAGTTCCAATACCAGCTTTTGCCGCTTTTGACAATGTTTCCATCTCTTTTTGGCCCACAAGGAACTCTGCTCCTTGATAAAGAACATCTGTTATCCCGCCGGTAGCACCCAAAACCCCAGCAGTAAATTTAGCAAGACCAGAATCTAGAAAAGCATCAATTGCTCCCATTGTGCTATTTCTCAGTGTATCATTAAGCTCGGTTAAAGATTGATTGACATCTGTCAGAGCATCTACTTGGCTTTTCTGAGTTACTCCTAACTCAGAGTTAGCATCAGACATTTTATCGGAAATCTCTCTGAACGCCACAGGATCTTTCAAGGCATTCTCTATTTGACTCGATGTAATGTTTAATTCTTTTTTCTTTGCTTTTCTTAGTCCTTCATTTATACCTTTGAGAGCGGTCTCTATAGATTGTTTTGCAACTCCCTTTGAATCGGTTGCTGTTATTCCTAATGCCTTTAGATCTTTATCCATACCAGGCAACTTTGATCCAAATTTCTCAAATGCTTTATCCATGCTTCCTGCACTTTTTGCGACCTCGTCTAGCTGGGACATTATACTAAGAGATCCGCCTGTCATTAGCGATCTTTTTTGCTCCATCAAAGTTCTTTGCTCTTCAAGAGTTAGATTTTGCTTTTGTTTAGCTGTTATGTCACTTAATTTTTCATCCAAGCCTTTTGAAGACTCTTTTAAAGCTTCTATACTCTTCTGAAATTCCCCTAATCCCATCCCGTAAGCAGTTCTTAATTGAGAGTCTAGTATGGATTTCTGTTGGTCACTCATATTTTCGATTTGATCTAATGACCCCACACCAAATTTTCCTAAAATATTCTCCATTCCACCGGCTAACTTCTTTATTCCATCTTTGGTACTAAGTAGCGTTCCTGAGATTAATTCGCTGGTGGCCCCCATA